GCCCTAGTTGAAAATCTAGGGTCATTCCTGTTTCGGCTACGTCCATTCCTATAATATAAGACATATTATTTAATCCTCTCTATTAGTTTTTAAGAACAACTTGTCTTGCACGATTAGAACAGGTCATATTTCCTGCCCAAACTACTGGCAACACCATTGCGTCTTGATTTACAGAAGCCTTTTCCCCTAAAGGAGTAAACTCTCTACCTTTAGCTGGACGAAGGAATAGATAATCAGTATTCAGCATATACATATGGGCTGCTGGACATTGATCATCATAATACACAGGTGAGTTCATAAACATTAAGTTCATAAAACCAGCACTTGCTTTGTCATCAGAAGTAAATCTTTGATTAGTTTGTAGAGAAGCCCAATAGAATTGGAAGTATGTGCTATCTGCTACGATACAATCTGGTTTATCTGCACCTCTAATTGCTAATAACCAAGCAGCGTTCATACCTGATTGTATATTAGTTGCTGATGCTACTGCACCACCTGTTGAAGAGGTTGTAAAATCATAAACTTGATTTTTCCAGAAAGTGTAGGTTGCTGCATTAATACCACCAACTGTATTAGCTGGAGCGTCTGCTACTAATAATTGTAGACCACCTAAATCTTTACCATTAGTTCCTGCTCCGTCTGCGTATAGAGAAGTTGCCATAGTGTTTTTAAGTGTTTTTTCAAGATTTTTAACTCTTGATTTAAGTAAGTTAAATACTTGCTCTTTACCAGAATTTTCTACTTGCTCTAGTCCAGATATAACTACATTACCTGCAAGCTGTTTATAATTAAATTCAGCTGCTGTAAATACGTTACTTGTTGAAGTATCTAATACTTCGTAACCACTATACCATTTAGCTGTACCATTTTGCGCATATTCTAATTCTTGCACGATTGTACGACCACCTGCTACAATTTTGTTGCCTTTTTCACTTATTGATTTAAGTAAGGCGTTATTGTTGGTTATGTTATCTGCCATTGTCTTGCTGTAATTAGCAAGAGTGGTAGTAACAATCTCTGTAAATGTACTATTTGGAGATGCCATTATCTATTTCCTAATTAAAAATTAAGCCCTGCAATTTAGCCACTAAATCCTGCTCCCTCAATACTTGTCATTAACAAACTATCCAAATCAGTAGTTTTAATAGAGCCTTTAGGTGGGTTAGCAGAACCAGAAGGTTTTACTTTTCTAGCTTTATCTACTGCTGCTTTCCTTTTGCTATCTTCCTGTTTTTTAACTGATAATTGAGATGTTTTAATTGCTTCAGCGTATAGGTCATCATCTAACCTAACGGCTTTAACATAAGCATCATCAATTCCTTTTGCTTCTCCAGCATCTATTAAATTACCCATTTTAACTCTTACTTTGTCAAAATGTGGGTGAGCTAATTTGCCGTCAGCACCAGTTTTTTGAGAAAATTGCTCTACTGTTTGCTCTGTCTGCGTTACTGTTGTTTGTATATTTTGTTGCTTAAATTGGTTGAGTTCTGCCATAATTTGTTGGTTTTGTTGCATTAATTGGGCGTATTGTGGGTCTGGATCATTCCAAGACTCACTTTCTTCATTCATGGAAGACAAATTAATTCCGTAACCTTGTGCAAGTTGTCGAAGGGCATTTTTAGGATCAGTTCTCAAGGCATGGTCAGCATTAAGTAACCGAGATATATATTCTGCTTCACCTATCCCTGTTGCTTGAATACTTTGACGTGCTGGTTGAATAACTGCATCTAATGCTTCTATGCTTTTACGTTGTTGCGCTAATTCTTGTGTCTTTTTAGTGTAATCAGATGTCATTTCTTTATCACGCTTAATCATAAATTCTTGTGATTCAGTTGGTAAAGTTTCAAACACCTTTTTTACATCTTCTGTCCAATTTTTAGGAGCTTCTATTTTGGATTCCGTAGAATTTTCAGACGCTTCTATATTGTCAGGGTTTTCTTCTGAACCTTCAGTTTCAGGTTGATCTTCGTCATGTTCAGTAGCTAACTGATCCAAGTCTTCAGATTCATCAACTTGTGTTTCAGGAGAAGTATGTTTTTCTGCTGGTACTGTTAAATCTTCTTTAGAAGCTTGTTCAGTATTTTCTACTGGAGCTTCTTCTGGTTCTTTAACTGAGTCTAAAGAAGTGCCGATTGAACTTTCCAATACAGCATCTAGGCTCATTGGGGTATCTGCTGATTCCTGTATTTCAGGAGTGCTTTCTAACGCCATTTTTTGTTCCTTTCAAGAACTTATTGTTGCCAATTAGCAGGTTTTGCACTACTTGTTTCTGCTTTTCCTGCCCAATCGTTACCAATTTGACGAATACCATGTCGTCTTTCATGATTTCTTAACCCAGATCGACTGCTTATAACAGATTTGTCTACTGGACTAACAAATTCTTCTATATCAGACATTACTTGCAAAGATTTAGTACGTCTACGATTATTTTTACTTATGTACTCTTCTCCGCCTGTCCAATCAATTGTATCGTAATTTTTTAAATAGCTCATTCCATTGCCTTTTCTGCTAGTTTTATGTCTGAATTTAATAAAGCTAAATCTTCTTTTAAATCATTTCTTTCTCTTGAAAGCTCTGCTTGTGATTGTATTTTAGTCATTTCTGCACCAGTTTTAGCTTGTATATCAGCTAATTTTCCTTCTTGCTTCATTTTCTCACGCATTAACTCACCTTGTATTTTAGCTTCTGTCATTTTTTCATTTTCACTAGGTTGTGGTGGAGCTTGCATTTGTTGTTGCATTTGTTGCATAATTTGTTGCTCTGTTTGGTCTATAATTTCTTCAAATTCTCTACCAACTTTCCAAGCACCTATTAAAAACCTTAAAGATTGAAAAGCTATAGGTGTAAGCAAAGGATTAGCACTAGATATTGCTATTGCTTTTTCTAAATAAGAGCCCATAGTTTGCAAAAACTCAATTCTTGTTTGTTTTTCTGCATTTTCGTCAGCAAATATTGTAGAATCTGTTTCTACATCTATATTATACATTCTAAGCTTATCATCTCGCATAATTTCTACCATTTCAGGTGTTACTTCTATGCCAGTAATTGCTTGTAATGTTTCTGGTTCGTAATGCTCTGCAACTATTTCTGCTTTTATTCTAAATAAATCTCTTATGTAACGCTCTATTTCTTCTTGTCTTTTACGCATACGCATACTACCAAATTGTGCTTTTAATTGCTGTGCAGTAGCTGTTTCACTAGCTTTAGTATTACCTCTTAATAAATCCGATATGCCAGTAACTTCGTATATTATTTCTAATATTTGCGTTCTTTGCGTGTATAGTCCTTGTAATACCATGCTTATTGGGGAGATATCTTCTTGTTGAAACACACCAGCTAGACCACCTTTTTGTGCTAATAATGAAAAGTTTTCTGATGGTATAAAGTCATTATCACCAGCGTTTGCTAAGTGTGATAATTCTGGTACAGAAGCATCATAAACACCACGTCTTTTTAAACCTTCAATTAGATTACTTATTCGGCTTGTGATTCTATCTAGTTCTTCTGCTTGATCTTGATACAAAGTAAATTCAGGAATAGGAACGCTTGTATCATTTGTTTTAACAGAAATCATTGGTGTAGGAGTTGGAAAAAAGTTTTGTAATTCATAAGGGTCTTCGTCAGTTCTTAAAATTTCATCATACCCTTTAGCAATATAATACCTCTTGTATTTAACTCTATCCCATATTTCCCATATTTCTGCTCTTTTAAATACTTCTTGTGCTTCGTACTCTGTTTCTCCCGTATCAGGCGACCAATTTAAAGGTATATCATCAACATTAGAAAATCCTTTATCTTTTAATTCATCTCTTGTCCATAGATGTCTTCTGGCTTTCCATGTTACATCTTCTGCTCTTTTTGAAGGGTTTTCTCTATAATCTTCCCAATGCACGTAGTCAAAATAACATTTTTGGTCAGCAACTCTTTCTTCTTCTACTTCTATAATAATAGGCTCGCCAAATTCATTAATTTGTTCTATTTGCACAGTTTCTTTTACAAAAGTAGGCTCATACACTACCCATACTACGCCACGTCCAGGCAATAAATAATCTTCTAATGCTGCTTCAATAGGTTTGTTAGCATTATATACGTCATTAGCATATTCTAATGTTCTTTCTAATACTCTAGCTATATCTTTAGTTACTGGGTTATTATCAGGAAAACGTCTTCTTACGTCAGGTTTAGCCATTTTAGCAAATAATGCACCTTTTAAAGTTTCTGTATTTGCCCATAATATATTGAATTTTTTTTCTGCACCTACGCCATAAGTGTCTACATTGCGTTCATCTCTGTAGCGTTCTATAACTTTTCTAGCTCTTCTACGCCAATTTTCTTCCGTTTTATCAGCATTTTCTAGTTCTATATGCCAATATTGAGCAGTACCTTGTCTAAGTTCTAATTTAGCTCTTGTGTCTTCGCTTGCCATGTATTTTTTTCCTAGATAATTTGCTTTTTGCTTTTTTTTCTAATTTATTTGACATTTCATAAAAAGTATAATCCATTTTCTTGTAATTACCATCATATTTTTCACCGCTAAACATTATATTCTTGGTTGCCCTCTGTTTTTCTGTGATTTTAAATGCATTTCTACAAGTTCGTCAAGTGTTGGTTGTTTTAATAATTCTTCTAATGGGTCTTTTGCTTTTTCTTTTGGTTTTATATTTTTATACGCCATAGCAAGATATCTAAAGCTGTCGCTTGCATGTGAAGCCCAATTATGAAGAGGGTTTCTTTTAAATACTCTTTTTACATCATCCCATTCTCTTTGGTAATTTCTTAAAGCATTAAGACCATTTTCACATTTTTCTTGATCAAAATAACAATGTCCTAGCAGTAATCGTGCAGCATTAATTCCATCATCTACTTTATGCATAGGGACTATTCTAGGTTTTCTGCCCATATTAATTAAAGTTTCTGCTCTTGTTCTTCCTGTTCCTAGTTCTCTTACCTTTGCATCATGGGGCAAATAATCATCTCCCCAGTAGGTATAGGGCATTTCTTCCATAACTTTTACATAATGATCTAAGCCTACGCCACCGCTTTCATAATAATTAATTATTCTTATCTCTCCCATAGTAACTTGAAAAAACCATAACGCACAACTATCGGATATTCCTAAATCCCATGCGACATGCACAGGCAAAGTTTCATCATAATCTACTTTAGTTATTCTACCATCTTGTTCTGCATCTATAACCATATTGCCATAGTATGCTCCTTTAATAGCTGCAGCCCAACTACATTCAAATTCCTGCATATATTCATCTTCACCCATTTGTTTCTTAGCAGCTTCTAATTCTTTTTGATCTACAACTTTAGTTTCTGAAGCTTTGTATATTACTCTATGCCAATCAGGATCATGTTTTGCATCTTCATACAATCTCCAAAATTGATTTCTTCCTTTAGGAGTTCCAATAAAAATAGCCCAACCTTTTCTATCCACAAGCGCAGGTCTTACAATCTCTCCCCACATTCTCGGACTCATATCGGCATACTCATCAAGTATTACGCCATCAAGATAAATACCACGCAAAGCATCTGGATCATCCCCTGCTCCGTATAAGCGAATACGACTACCATTTAATAAATCAACTCTTAACTCCGATTGATTGATTTTAGTTCCAGGAATATCTCTCGTATAATACATAAGATAATCCCAAGCCACAGCTTTTGCTTGTCGGTAGTAGGGAGCAATATAAGCATATCTGCCATCACTACGTTCTGTTTTTAACTCTAATGCCCTACGTAATAACTCGGTAACAGCATACACAGACTTTCCCCAACGTCTATGCGACACACAGATTTTAAATCTTTTATTATTCTGATGTAAGCTTGCCTGTAAAGGTCTTGGTGTATACGGAATAGTTACATGCATTACTCAACCCTTTTATCAGTTACTTCACCCTCTATCACAGTCATATCTTTTGGTGGGTCTAACGAAAAGCTTACACTAATCTGATTAGGAATACCCTCATGCTCCACCTTTTCCTGAAAGCCACCCTTAGTTTTTGCCAAAAATATAGCAGAAATCGTATCGCCATTCATTGCTTTCTTATACAACTGACTACCAATATCCATAGTCAATCTTTCCCTACCAGTTTCTAATGCATGACCAAAATGTTTCCTCAACGTCTTAGGATCACAACCCACTAACTTCCCTATCTGCACATGTGTTAATCCAAACCCTACTCCCAATGAACATACCTTCTCCTGCTCTGGTGTCGGTTTAAAGATAGGTCTGCCACCTAAGTCCTTCTGTACTTTAACTTCCATACCTGTTCCCTTTTTGTTTTTTTATATTATTATTTACAAAATGGCAAGTTCTAATTTTCTTTCTATAATATATTACAAAACTCATACAAGTCAACACCCCACAGAGTTTGATTATTAAGTGTGGGTAGTAGTACTTTATCCCCACCACTACACCCACCCCCCACTCGGTCGGTTGAAAAAATCTCAAATCAAAAAAGATTGAATGAGCCTCATTACCTATCCTAGCACCTAAACAGTAATTAATTAGCTAGGTTGTTATGCACCTAGTCAATAACATCTAACTTAATGCTAGTTAATGCCAATGGAAGAGTTTTAAGTGGTGGTGGCTTGCCCTAACCAGTAACTGGTAGCTATCACCTATGCCAATTATTAAAGGTAAACTATGCCATGTTATTTTATAGCTCTTTTTTAGCAAGGATTAACTCCGTATTAATTATATCATGCCCTAAACATTACTATTCAACATATTGGCATTAAATCTTACATTCTCTAATCTTTTCTTTTCTTGAGTTTCTTTTATACTTTCTAACTCTAACTCTTTATAGTGATAGCTTTCCGACTTCAAAGGAATCGCATTTGCGATAATACTTTCTTTATTGCTTGCCCATCTTTTAGCATTGCCACGCTTTCCTGATTCACTACGCTTGACTTTCAACAACTGTATTTTTTTGAACTCCTCTAATAGTCTTTTATTAGTTACCTTTGTTTTATCTTCGCTATATATAAAGAAGTCTTTTAAATCATTATTCCACATTGCTTCCCACTTAATCCCCTTTGAGTATCCACATATTTTATGCAAATTTCTTACTTGTAAATGGCAATCTTTTTGCAAAAAGCATACTGTTAATAACTTAATATAGCACCCTAGACTAGTATTATTTAAATGTAGTGTATGCGACAGGAAACTGTCCGCATATAATGGAAACCAAATATTACTGTCTTTACTCATTGGCATCGCTCCTGTCTAACAGTTCTTTAAAATCTATTTTATATTTACTGTGTATTTTATGCGCCAATGCTATGGATATGTTTCTATTCTGGTGCATGATTGCCGAAAGCAGCGCCGGTGATATTTTTAATTCATTACAAAGTTGCACCTGGTTTAAATTATTATCTTTTAATATATTCTTAATTATTTGCATGTTTAAAACTCCCTTTATATATAGTGTTATAAATTATTATTCACATTAAGTAAAATAAAACTTGTACTATGTTTAAATATAAAATAAGCTGTTCACATAGTGGGAATTTTCCCATAACTAAATAGGAGTGAAACACAATGAATACTAATACAACAGAAAATATAATTTATAACATGCTAACAGAATCAACAGGAACTCATATGTTAGATAGTGGGGGTGATTCTAGTAGACATTGGCAACATAACAAAAAGAAAACA